ATTAAACACACAGACTGTGAGACTAAAATATGTTAGAAAATATACTTTTTATAATGTCATGTATATATTTTTTTTATTTAATAATTAAAATACTTTATAATGTGTCAAAATGACCTGTGGTTTTTTTCTTAAAATATGATATACACAATATTTAATATAAGGAGGACAAATGTCTGATAGTAATATAATAGTAAAAGGAATGTCTAATGAGCAGATAATGCAAGCAATAGGACAGGATGATGGGTCTAGCTCTGGAACTAGTATACCTAGGTTAGCAATAAATCGTAGCCCAGAAGATGATGATGGTAATCAATTACCAGTAGGTCATTTTTATACATACGATTCTAAAACAGGTCAGAATGTATATTCAAAACCTGTAACTTTACGGCCATTTATAAGTGCAATGCAATACATGCACTATGATGCACTTAAAGGTGAATATATAAATAGATCTATAATTTTTAAAAGTTGGAGAGAAGAGGCCATAGATATTTTAGGTGGCACTAAATGTGGTAAGATACCTTTTAAAGAAAGAGTAAATTTAACTCCAGAAAAATTAGAGGAGCAAAGAACAATTAGATGCTATAAATTAGTTTATGGTTTGTTAAGTTTTGATAAAGGTGTTACTGCAAAAGGTGATGATATATCAATAGAAAATTTACCTGTGTTATATAGGGTAACTGGAACAGCTTTTTCACCAGTAAGCTCTGCTTTAGATCATCTTAATAAAAGAAAAAAACTTATGTTTAATTGTACATTTTCTTTAAATACAAAAAGGCAGAAAAAAGGTGGTAATGTGTATTATACACCAGACATTTTTGTAAACGCTGATGCTAACTTGCAATTATCTGATGATGATATGCAGACAATAAAACTATTTCAGGAGTCCATTGATGTGGAAAATAAAGAAATAATAGATCTTTATAATTCAGCTAAATCTAAATCTGTTAATTCTAATGACACTGTTGATGCTAAAATTGTCAAAGAGTTAGATCCAGAGGAAGTATTATCAGCATAACACATTAAACAACTAGATATTAAATGGAATTAAAAAATATAATTAAATCAGACTTTAAACATAGTTTTAGTTCTGTTAATAAATTTAAACATAATCCTAGTGAATGGTTAGTTCATTATGGTTTAGGTCTAAGACTATCTAGTAGTCCTGCTATGGTTAGGGGTAATCTTGCAGAGTTTGGTGCTTACTATAAAATAAAAAGAGGTATGTCTCAAAAGGGGGATAAACATTTTGAAAAGTTATTGACTCATAGGTTTAAGAAAAATAATTTTATTAATGCAGAAGAAGAGCTATACAATTCTATAAATATAGCTAATAAATTTGAAGAGTCTTTGTACGAAAGACAATTAAGAAATATAGTAAGTTATCAAAAAGAAAAAGTAGAAAATATTAAAGGTCTTAAATATCCAGTTAGATTATTTACAGATTTTGAATATGATAATATAATAGTTGATTTAAAGTCAACTTTAAGATTACCCACTAAACCAAAAGTAGATCATATAAGACAGCAGGCTCTATATTCTACTTTACATAATAAACCAATATCTTTATTGTATGCTACACCAAAAAAAACAATGTGGTATGATCTTACAAAACAAGATGTAAAAAATGGTTATACAGAATTAGTTAGAGATTTTAAATCTTTAGAAAATTATATTGATATGTGCGATAATGATATACAAAAAGCTATAAAGATAACACCTTTAAACACTGATCCTAGCCCTTTTTACTGGGATAATAATATTAAAAAAGCAGCTATAAAAGTATGGGAAAATATAAACAAATAATAAAACAGAATTACAAATTTCCTTTTTACAAGGAGACAAGAGAGTTCAGTGGTGATTAGTTTGAGGGGTCTAATCATCATTGACTCTATGTTATGCATTTATATTTTGTGATATTTAAAAATAAAAAAGATAAAGAATATAAATTATTTACTAATATAATTTTTAATAAAGAAAATGAAGCAAATGATTTTGGGAAAAAAAGTATGAAAAGAGGATATGAATATAAAGTATTAGAATATAATAAAGATAACGTGGACAAATACTGGAATGGATAAAAAACATAAACTTAATCAAATTAATTCAGTTAAAGTAATAATTACTCCTTGGGCACAAGGTTTTACATGTGGTATTATTATGGATAGTAATTCTAAAATGAGTACCGAACAATACGAATTATGCTCTACAATAGCTAGAGGTATGATAAAAATGGCAACTACAGACCCCCATTCAACATTTTTATGGGGTCTTCGTGGTTTTGCTGAAGATAAAAAAAAGAATGATAAATCTATGACAATTAGTTCTGTTGCAGAATTTGACGATGACTCAAATGTTATAGATTTTCTAGAGTTCTTAAAACAAAAACGTGATAAGGAGTTAAACTAATGGCAACGCACTTAGTTATAGGTGACCCTCATTGTACACCTAAAGCGAACAATGATAGATTTCTGTGGGCAGGTAAATTAGCAGCAGATTATAAAGTTTCTCATGTGATATATGGGAGATTTTTGTAGTATGGATTCTTTATCCTCTTATGATAGAGGTAAAAAATCTTTTGAAGGTAGAAGATATCAACAAGATATGGATCATTCGCATGAAGCATTATCTTTATTTAATAAAGGTTTAGGCAAGCATAGGCCCAAAAAGATTATGATTCATGGTAATCATGAGGATAGGATTGATAGATTTGTAGATGAGAATCCAGAACTTGATGGTACTTTAAAGATTAGTGATCTTAAATTTAAACAATATGGTTGGGAAGAAGTTAAATATAAAGCTATAAAAGTTGTAGATGGTGTACATTATTCCCATCATTTACCATCTGGTATTATGGGTTCTGCAATATCTGGTGAGAATATTGCTAGAAGTATATTGACAAAGCATAAAGTTTCTGCTACTGTAGGTCATAGTCATTTATTAGATTATGCAGTATCTACATTACCTAGTGGTAAAAAGTTACATGCTTTATCTGCAGGATGTTATTTAAATCACACTGAACACTTTGCTAGAGATACTCAACATATGTGGTGGAGTGGTTTAATTGTTAAAAGAGAAGTAAAAGATGGTAATTATAATATGGAGTTAATTGATATCAAAACTGTTAGGAGGGAATATGGTAAAAGATAAGCGTACATATACAAACAAGATAGATCATGGTCATGATATGTCATATGAGAATGAAACTACATATGACAATGTAAATGCACCATCACACTATCTTCATGGTAAAAAAGAAACAATAGATGTTATTAATGATTGTATGACTAGTGATGAGTTTCACGGGTACTTAAAAGGTAATATCTTAAAATACGTTTCGAGATATAAATTTAAGGGAGAACCATTAGAAGATTTACATAAAGCACAATGGTATCTTAATAGATTAGTTAAGGAGGTCAACAATGGGTCAAGTTAAACAGTCAATTTTAGAAGTAGAAGATTTTGTAGCAGGTTGTCTACGTCAAGGCAGAACATTAAATCAAACTATTAGAGATGCTAGAGATTCAAAAGCTGCTAAATCTAACCCTTACTTTGATAGCGAGGATTTAATAGAAAATAAATACTATCAATTTAAAGGAGCAGAATAATGAAAGATAAATTTGTAGATGCTTTAAAAGCTAAATATGAAGCAGAAATAAAAGTAGCAAAAGCTACTATAGAAGTTTACTTTGATAAGCCTGTTGGTGTAGGAGAACACTCACAGTTTGTTGAAGAAATAGATAAACAATTAGAAATAGTAACATGTGCAAGGGATAAAATAAAAACTATTGATGATCTTTATCCTAATGAAGATGATATACCATTTTAATAGGAGGTAAAAATGGAACCAAAACCAAAGCAATATCTAGTTGATGCAAAACAACTTCAAGATATTATGAAATATCTCATGACAAGGCCATATGGTGAGGTGTTTCCTATAATGAGTGAGATGGCTAAACTAAAACCTTTTAATCCAGAGGGAGATAAAGATGTCGGAAAAAAATGAATTAAATAAATTCACTGGCATATTATTTGAATTAAAAATAGGATTAAATAAAGACAATGCAATTGTAATTGATTATGGTGGTAAACCTGTTGGTAAAGTTAGAGAGGCTTTAAAATCTTATCCATACCATGGTAACTTATGTGCTGCCATAATTAATCATGCTAACTCTACAGGTAAAAAACTTGAAACTGATATTAAACAAATTATACAAAAAATTTAAATATTTGGTTGATTTAAAAGTCAGCCAAAAAAAAAGACACTTAGAGTAAAACTCTAAATGTCTTTGTTGTTGCCTGCGATGGGGGGGGTCTTATGGCTCCCCCTTTTTATTTTATATTAACAGTTCCAAGCTCTAAGTGCTTTATTTATTCTACTATTAGGATCTCTTGCAGTTTTTGCTGATGTAAGTTTTTTCTTCATACCTTTCATCCTCGCACAAAAACTAGCACGTCTTTTATTACCCACTTTTTTACTAGGTCTTTTTAAATTAGCACCAGTAGTTCTTTTAAAATACTTACGACCTGCTTCATTTAATCCACCTGATGGGTTCTGATATTTTTTTGCTACCATTATTTTTTCTTAACTGTCATAGCAGCTCTCTTAAAATTAGCAGCAGTAGGTGCACCTTTAGCACCTTTCTTTCTCATTTTACCACCACGTTTTCTTTTAGCATGTATGTTAGCGTATAATCCTTTTCTCATTATACCTTCTTAGCTAGTTTTTTATTCATTTTCATTTGAACTTTTTCTGGTAATTTAGAAAAGCCCTTGAATCTTTTTTTCATAGCTGATGTTTTCATACCATTTTTTTTCATTTTATTTTTCATCATTCCTGGCATTAACTATACCTCCTATATTTAGCTGTTTTTTTTGCAATACCTTTTGGTTGTTTACTATGTTGTTTGCCTTTTTTAGTGTCTCTTCTTTTTGCTCTGGTCGTTGCCGCATACTCCGCAGCACTTAAATTCTTTATTGCTGCAGAAGGCAAGTATCTTTCTCCAGTAGTGCTCGATTTTTTTCCAGATTTTGTACGCCATTTTTGTTTTGACCATGCTTTAAGACTCCTTTGACTTTTTGCAAGTGCCATTACGTTTTTCTCCCTTTTCTTATAGCTTCTTTACCTTTTTTAAATATAGATGCCACCTGCGATTTACCCATGACTTTAGCTCTTTGTTCACCAACAGTTAGAATTTGAATTTTTCTAGCAAATGGTTTAGAAATCTTTTTAACTTTTGACACGGTTTTTCTCGCATCTGCTGGCGTTGCGAATTTAATTGGTACAGTGTCACGAGGGTTTTCATCAGTATAAAGCCTTCTACCATGTTTTTTTCCTGGGTGTTTTCCTGTTCCTTTACTAGGCTCTTTTCTTTTTCTTGCCATTACCTTTTAAAGCACTTGATAATAATTTATGTTGGCCAGTGTGTGCTTTAACAGCACCTTTTAAACCTTTAATAACTTTTTTTATTTTTGCTTTTGATTTTTTATTTTTCATGTTTATATTTATTTCTCCAATAGTTTTGTCTTTGTATTAGTCTTATTTGATGTTCTAGGTTAGATATACCTAAAATTTTTTTAATAAAGTTTAGCATTACTTGTATCCCCCACCAGCTGCTTTGTATTTTTTCGCTAGCATCTGGGCTTTTCTCGCTGACCATTGTCCAGGTTTTCCACCCTTTGAGCCAGCCATTATAGCATTAAACATTCTTTTTCTCATACCAGGTTTGGTATAATTGCCAGCTTTATTTACTGTGCTTTTTTTCTTCGCCATCTTTCATCTCCTTGTATTCATAGTCATAACTGCCTTCTTCATTTTCATCAGTTATCCATTTTGAGGTGTCTTCTACAGACCATATTTTAGTATTGACTAATCTATGTATAAGAGGTTTGCTTGGATCAGCTGCCATAGACGGATCAAATATCCTTAGTCTATTATTAGGTTGAATTGCATAGTTACCATCATCTAATTCTATTACATGTCCACATTTGTGTTGGTCTGGTTTTTCTGCATAACCAAAATCTAATTCATTATAATCTCCAGCACACCAATCAATTGTAAATAAATATGTGCCTTCTCTTTGTTTTCTTCTACGAGAAGTATACATCATTTTACATCCTTGTAATTGGTAAAATCTAGTGACACTTACATTGTAACTAAATGAATCCCACAACATTAATTCATTTAATGGTAATTCTTTTACACCAGGTTTTTTACAAAATGCTGATATAGGTGCTCTCCACCAGATACCCCCATCTGTCATCATGTAGTGGAATAGGGGAACTTGTTTTGGTATAGATGTAAATCCAAATACCACGCATTCAAAGTATTTATCATGAGAATCTTTTTGATCTCTTAAATAATTACCTCGTACATAGCACTCTATAACTGGAATATTAGCATTTAAATACATATTTAATCCTTAATTTTTTTTATATTAAATTTTTTCCTGTCATAAACTTTCTTATTTTTTATCACAATCTGACGATATCGTCTATCTCTTAAAAATTTTGCAACTTTATTCGATGATGAGTTTCTTGATTGATTTTGAGCCATCAATATTATCTTCTAATTCTGCATTACCTTTCCAGCATTTGTAGGATACAGTTTCTGAGTATTGTCTCTCAGCTTCACGTTTGCCGCGTAAACATAAAGCCATCGAAGGCTGCAAACGAGCCTCCTTAATTTCTCCGTTTACAAACATAAGTAATCCTATTACAGCTTCTATCATTGGGTGTTACCATTTGTATATTTCATTTCTCTATTAGCATCTTTTAACTTTTCAATATCTATTAAAACTTTTTCCATTTGTTTCTGTATAAATTCTATATTAACTTTATTTAACGCCATAGACTCTATGTGTTTATTTAAACGATCGGTAGTTTTGTACAAATCCTCCAACATCATGTACTGCTCAGAATCTGCGGGCAATGAACCCATTTGACCCCGTGGCCATTTTATTCTAAACTCTGTATTTTGCTCAACATCTTGTTCCATTATCTTGATCTTGGTGTCAGCAATATTTAAACGTTCTACCATCTGAAAATAGCCCATAGTGCCGAGTGCTACGATTATAATCAACGAAGCTACTGTTTTCATTGGCATTTGGACAGCTGCTTCTTCTGATATATTTAATGGTTTCTTACTCATTTTCTTTTCTTTCTCCCCATGTAATAATCACCAGGTTCATAATTCCATTTCTTACCATGATGACCCCTAATGTCTGCCCACCACATTCTTAATTTTACTAACCATTTGAAAAATCTAGTTGGTTTTGCCATCACTTAAATTAACTCCCTACTATTGCTGCTGATATACAGCCAGAAAGTATTAATAATAATGACAATAGTATTAAAGAATATTTCATATTTAAGTATTTTTTTCTGTTCCTATTACTTCAAAACAACCAAATTTTATATACATACGATGTTGATTTACATCTGCAGGGCCAATCTCTTTTATTTTTTTAAGAGATTCTGAATAACCTGTAATCATACAATCATATTCGTTATCAAATTGAAAATCATAATGATGTGGAGGTAAGCAAGTATTTGCTACATAAGAGCATAATATAAAAGCTAATCCAAATTTCATCTATAGCCTGGTTCTAAAAACAAAGCAATTAATACTAAAAGTATTATTAATACTCCTGTAAAGTAATAGTTCATAGTTAGTCCTCATATATTATTTTTTAACTAAAGATCCTCCAAAGTATAACCCAATAATTGCTGATACTAAATTGGTATCCAGTGGTGTTATAACTAAACTATTAGATGATAATGTTATCCATTTCATTACTTCTTTTTCTGGTAAAAAGAAAAATGCAGGTTTAAATTCTAAATAACCTACAATTACACTTGTATCTGGGGATAATACAGGCATTAATTTTGGTAGTAATACTATTGCAAAGACAGCGACTAAAGCTATAATTCTTCTAGTCCACTGAAAACCTACATTCTCATATTCTCTAGCGTCTTTAAAACCTTTTTGTTGAACTTCAGCTCTTTGCAAAAGCATTTTTTGTTCTGCTTGTTTTGCTTTAATGCTTTGTGACCATATACTCATTACCCCACCAAGTACAGTGGATCCTAGCATTGTAATCATTTCAAATGGCATTGTTACTCCTTTGTATTTGGTTGATTTGATTCTAGTTCTTTTATTTTTTTATTTGCATTTTCTAGATCCTGTGTTACATGCTCTAGCTTTTGCAGAGTACGTTTGTTTGCACTATCTTTACTTTTACCAGCGTCTTGCAATTCAGCAACCTCTTGCTTTAGTATTCTGACTTGCTCTTTGTACTCTTGGATAATATCCTGATATTCAGGTTTAGACATTTAAATATATATTATAATATTATAGCGCCTAAGACAAAACCTGCAACTGCACAAATGACGCAGTGATAGTGTTTTTCCCATATCTCTTTTACTTTTATTTTTAATTCTTCTATCATTTTTACTCCTTAATTAAATAAACTTATTAATGTTAGTATTGTTGCACCTAAACCTCCAAGTATAACATACAATACTCTGTCTATCTTGCCGTGTAATTTATCTATATCTTCATGCATATGTTTTAGATGATTATTTTTTATACTGCTGACCTCTCTCTTCAACCCTGTAATATATCCGTATAAGGATATAATGTGTTCACTAGTTGTTTTGGGTTGTTTAGCCATTAATTATCTTCAAAGAAAAAACTAGAAAATTGTTTATTTCTAGCTAGTTCTTGATATTCACCTTGTTTATTTTTAAAATATCTTTTATATTCTTGTTGCATAGTATCTACATCATTATCTAAAACAGCCTCTGTAAATTTTGGAAAAGAATCTATGCCACCTTTTACATTAAACTGAATATCTAATAACATTTGTTTTCTTTTTGGGTCTAACTCAGTATATGATGTACCAAGTTTGTTAGTTAATATTTTATTTTTTTCTTCAAGATCTCTTAGTAATATAGTATTAGCTTGATTTTTATTTAAATTATTTATATCATACCCATATACTTTACCACTTTCTATTTCTTCAGCGGTTAATTTATGACCATACCCTATAGTGTCAAGCCCACCTTCAGGTGATTTATGCTTAGTTGCATTTGTGCCAGATAAAAATAATCGTTCATTCTCAGCTTTTTTTATATAGTTTAAAAACCCATCACTATATAACATCATCTTATCTGTTTGTTCTTTTGTTTCCCCTAACATCATAATTAGTACTAATAATATTAAATTAATTTTTATCAAATATTTTTTCTGTTTGCTTTTTAACAGCACCAACTATTCTAGGTACTACCTCACTTAACTCTGCACCTTCTTGATAATTTATATCCATATTTAATGCCTCACTATATGTATCACTTAATTTTTTAAATTTTTTATTTAGTGTTATTAACTTTTTATCTCTTTTTTCTTCGTCAATTGCACCCCTATTAAAGTCAGCATACACAGCTCTTATTTGTTCTTCTATACCTTTTAATCTTCTTCTATATTCAAAACCTTTTATAGTTCTTAATCTACTTATATCTGCCTCTTCAATCTTTACACCTACAGTATTTAAAAATGCCAAGAGTTCTGATTCACTTCTTGCTAATACAGACTTATCTGTTCTAGCTTTTTTTATTCTTTCTGTAGAGTATGACCCTGGTATAAAAGGAAAATTAGGTATTAATTTTTTTAATGCAAATTTAGATCTAATAGAAAAATCATCAAACTCAGATATACCTTGACCTTTTATTTTGTCACCTCTAAATAAATCAAAACCTAACATAGGGAAAAGAACTTCTCCAGCTATTCCAAAATTCATTTGTAAAGGCTGTGGAACTAAAGGTATTGTTCCAGAATTTAAATCAAATATATCTCCACCTGGTACATATCTAGTTACATTAACATATCTAGCCTTATCTGTAGTAGGAATTTTTATATTTTTATGTGGTAAAAAAGGTAGTCCACCTATCTTACCTTGTAGTTGTTCTGCCATAGCTGCACGTTCTGCATCTGGATCACCTTCACCTAGTATCTCACCTAAGTTATTTAACGTATAACCTAAAACTGCATACTTAGCAAACTTCCAAGGTCGTACTACAGCTGTTTCTGCAAGTATTGGTATAACTCTATATGTATAAGCTAAGAAAGGTGTAGGTAATGATCTTAGTGCATTTATTCCTGGTGCTTGAATATTGTAATCAATAAAAGATTTTCTTGCATCTTGTGCAGCTCTTGCTGCATTATAGCCTTTATTTTTTCTATCCATGTATAGAGCAAGTCTAAATATAGAATCTTCTAAAGCATAATAATCAGATAATTTTTGTAGTCCAAATTTATTTTTTTTAATTAGATCTTTGTATATAAAGTCTGACATATTAGTAGCATTTTCAAAAACATTTTTCTTTGGATCTGTTTTGTAATAAGCTGGTATTACTTTATCTGGATCTAAAAAACCACCTGCTAATTCTTGTTTTACATAGTTACTAGAGAATACTCCAAGATTACTTGCTTCTTCTAATATTTTAACAGACTTACCTTTGCTTTGATCATTAAATGCTTTTACTGCTGCTGGTAGTAAACTAGCACTACCATCAACTAAATCTAATAAAACTAAATTACTAACTATATTGTTTACATGAACAGTAGGGTTCCATGCAGTTTTACTAGCTTTCCAAATTTGATTTAAATTTCTATAAAGTTTAAACGCAGGTTTACTAGGGCCTTCTGCAATTTTATTTATTTGAAAAATATTTTCATATACTTCTCTAGGTATAAATTTACCTGCTAACTCACCATATGTTTTTTGTATAGTGCCTGTTCTTATAGTGCTAGGAACTTCTACTAAATCAAGTTTTAATATTTCTTCAGCTGTAGGTGTGGTTTTAGTAAAAGTTTGTGCAGCTATATCAGCGTAAAATTTATATCTAGGTAAAGTTTGTGCCATTAATCTACCAGTTTCCATGATAGCAAATGCACCATCTTCTATTTCAGTCATACCTAGACGTTCTTGTTTTGTGTATTCCCATCTAGCAGTCAGTAAAGGTTCATCACCTTTACCAGCTTTAATTAAACTTTTTACCGCATCATCTGTTGCTCTTATAGGTTCTTCAAATTTTTTAACTTGCACATTACCAAATAATTCCCAGCCTTTATGTTCGTTTACACGAATAAGTTTACCTGCATCATCTAATTTAAATGCTTTAGTTTTACTATAAGATTTAATCCAATCATTAGGTGTTATAGTTTCAAGCACACCCCTAGCTCTTAATTCAGATCCTATTTTTGATAAATCTTTACCACCATAAGATCTTTTAATATATCTTTCTATATTTCTTAACGCAGTTTCTTCTGTAATTAAACCTGCATCAATATACATTTGTGTTATTCTAGTAATTTGTTTTCTTGCAGTTTTAGCTATCTTTGCTAAATCTTTTGGAACTACATCAAATTTTATATCACCTTCTAATAAGTTATATAATACTTTTCTTTCATCAGTGCTTAATTGATTTGCTCTTTGGAATATTCTAAAAAATTCTAATTCAATTTTATTTCTTAAACCTTGTAAATCTTCTGTCTCTATTTCTTTTACAACTTTGGGAACTTTGTAACCATCAACAAACATTTTAGCTAAATAACTTGCTACACTTAGATCTTCTTCTACAGACATGCCTAGCACTTTAGCTCTTCTTTCTTTTATAAAATCAGGAACTTGAGTTTTCTTAGCTAATTTCACACCACCAAAACCCATCATAAAACCTAAAGCAGCTCTTGAAAATCTTTCAGTCATACCGCCTTTCTGCATATCTTTTGGAATATCTACGCCAAATAAACTTTGATCTTCAGGTAAAGCAAATCCATATAGTGCACCTGCTGCACCTGTACCAAACTCTCCAGCATTAGGCCCTGTACGAAAGTATTGATCGTATTTAGCTCCCATTTTTTTTGTATATGCAGCTTTAACGCCTTCTACACCTTTAACTACTGGTTCTAAAGGTTTTGCAAAACCTCCTAGTATAGTTTTAAAAAATTCTCTAGGGCCTCTTAATATAAAATTTTCATTACTATCTTTATTAGGTAGTAAAGATTTAGGTCTACCATCAACTGTTTCTATTTCTTTAAGTTTAAGTTTTTCTCTAACAATAGCATCTCTTTTACCTACACCTTTTATCTTACCCTTTTTTCTACTTTTCTTTAATGCTTTTTCTGTTCCTACAAATACATCTTCTTCACCAGGTAATGATATAGTTCGTTTTAGTTTATCAGGTAATTTTGCTATATCTTCATCACTAAATTTTTGTTCATCTAATAACTTAGTTACTTTTCTAAGTTTTGCAGCCTCTAAAGTTTTACCTAATAACGGAGATAAGAGAGCACCACCTGCAGCTCCAGCAAATGCTTGTTTAGTTCTTGTATCAAAGTAAAAACTATTTTCATCTACATAACCTAATGCACCTGCAAGTCCACCAGCCACACCTCCAGATAAAGCCATCTTATATAATGTCTTCCCTCTTAGTACAGGTATTAACCAAGTAGCAGGATCTAATATAGCACCACCAAAATAAGCTGCAGCTATTAAGCCACCACCTTCACCTTGTAATGCTGCATTTAGTTTAGCTTGTTGTGTTTTTAAATCATCATCCATGAAGAATACTTTTTCACCACCAGCAAATTGTGTAACTCCACGAATAGTATCTGTAAGACCTAATACAAAAGCATCACCTACACCAAATTCTGTATCTGGATCTGTATATAATTTTGTAAGAGATTTTTCTTTTTCATCTTCAGGTAACAAATCATCAAACAAACCTTTTTCTTTTAATTCATATTTATCATCAGGTGTATCTGATAATTTAAATTCATTCTTTATAGGCACGTCTCTTTCCTCTTCAGGCAAGAGATCATTAAATATATTATTAGTTTTAGGTTGATTTTCAAAATCTCTTTCCTCTTCAGGTAAGAGATCTTTAAATATATTAGCGACCATAATTATATATTAAACTTATCTAAGTCTAATCCCATTGATTGGAGTCTATCTCTAGTTCTTTGTTTTGCTGTATCTATTCTTTTTTCTTTTTCATCATCCGATAAAGATGGGCTATCACTAATCCTAGCTATTATCTCTCTTAACTCATTAAGCACAGTTGATACTGAAACAGCTTTTTCACCTTCTATAGGTCTTTGACTTTTAATATTAATTTTAGCATCTTCCTTAACACCTATTTCACTAGTGTCAGGTTTATCAAATTTTTTACCATCCTGTGGTACAGCTTTAGTATCTTCTGGCACAGCTTTAGTATCTTGTGTAACAACACCTGTTTGAATTGTATCAAATCCTGTAGGAAATCCAGTTATACCTTCTCTTTGTAATTCTTGATCTATATATTTAAGTCTTGCATATTCATACTTACCTTTGTTAAAACCTGCTGCTTCAGCTTCTTCATAACCTTTTAATAATTCATTCATTAAAACAAATTGAGGTGTCTCTTTTGAAAAACTTGTTGTAGGTTGCCTTAAATCATTTACAAAAAATCCTGTGAAAAAATTAGATGCATTGTTTCTTGGCACTCTATGCTCATCAAAATTATATATAGTGCCTCCCCCTTGAATTTCTCTTAGGGATGGTATAGAGGCTTTAGTCATTTGATTAACTCCTACTTCAGCAATATCTTCTCCCTCGTTTGGAAAAAACATTTTAGTCATATTTATAGATCCAAAACCACCTTTAAGATTTTTAAATTGATCTGTTATGAATGCATTATTTTCATCAAATGTTTTAGTTCTTTCTCTTTTTCTTTGTGTTATAGTAGATTCTAATTTAAATTTATCTTCATTACCTAAATTATTTACACTGTCTATAAAATCTTTAGTGCGTGAATCACTTAATGTATAGTTTGCAGCATCTGCATAATTGGCATATACTGGAGATAATTTAGTAGATATAAAATCTATATTAGCACTTCTCTTTTTTTCTTCTGCTATAAAATTAGGTTTATCTACATTAAAGTATTGATTTCTTGCTTGTAAAATAAAATCTCTATTAAGTTCATCTTGTGCTGCAGTATCTGCTACTTTTGCTGAAAGATAACCTGTAGCTATACCTCTAGCTGCTCTTCCAAAATCTATTGCCATTATTTAGTCTCCTCTGGTTTAGCCATTAACCCTTTTTGTTTTACTTCTGCTTTAATATCTTTTGCAACTTTTTCAGCTTCTACATTTAATCTAACAGCCGATCTAATTTCTTTTTTATTTGTAATATCATCCATAGACATTTTAATATCTTCAACACCTGCAATAACACCTATAGTTGCAATCATTTTCATCACAGGTTCTGCAATTATAAAAGCTACATCTGGAGAAAATTTACCTTTTAAAAATCCACCAAATAACACAGTTCTACCTATTGCTTCTACAGGTACACCTGCATCTAGCATAGCTATAATTTGTTCAGCAAACTCTGGCTCTGACATTCTATTCCATAAATGATCAGCAGCACCATCTGATGTTACATATGTTGGTGGGTGTTCCCACGGGTAATTACCTGGCTCATCTGTTAGTGATTGACCTGGTATTGGTGTATCAAATGGGTTACCTATTCCTTCTCCAAATTCATCCATAATATCTCCTTATACGACTCTTCTTTTTCCAATTACTGTTCTTGCAACTTTATATTTATCAGAATAATATTTACCTAATCTTCTATCCCATGCAGCGTACAATGTTTCAGGGTTTACTACGTCTGCATAACCTTTAGCACTGCCTGACATTCCAGGCCTAGTAGGGCCTATCGCAAATTTTGAAAGTCTAGGGGCTGCTACTGCTGTATCTATCAATTGAAACTTACCACCGCCACCTTCTCGTGTAAATAAACTATCTGTTACATCAGTTACTACATCTGTTACACCTGTAGGTATATTTAGTGTTCTTCCTACCCAATTTACTGCCCCCTTAGTTGCTTTTTTTAATATATCTCTAATCATTGTTACTCCTATAAATCAAATCCAAATTTACCAATCAATTGATATAATGCATCTTTAGATGCTTGATCTTGTAACTCAAAAGCTGTAGATCTTTCCATAGCTGCCATAGCTAAATTATGATTTCTATTTTCCATATTCTCTGAAGAAGTATTAACCCAAGATGCTTCATCTCTCCATTGTTGCCATAGTGATGATAGGGCCCAGTTAGATAGGTTTAATATATTTTGAGCATTAGCTTGGTTAGCAGCATTTACTGCAGCTGTGTTAGCTGTATTGATTGCTCTTCTCCAGACTACATTTGATTGGTCTATTTCTTTTTGATTATTAACATTAAATTGTTGTCTTTGATTCTCTAGTGTTGCATTGTATTGATTTAAACTAGCTTCTCTTTTTGCATTAGCTTCGTTTACTGCAATAGTATTTTGTGCATTCAATGCATTAATTTTACTTGTCTCTGCTTCTGCAAATTTATTCATTGCATCTAATCTAGCAGAATTTTGTTCAGATATAGTTGCACTTAGTTTGTCATAAAATTGATTGACTTGATTTTGACTAGATGCATTAAATTGAAATGCAGCATTTGCAGCTGCTTGATCTGATAATAAAAATGTTTGTCTTGTTTGTAGGTTTGCTAAATTAA